CAGCCGTCTTCCAGACCACCGCCGCCTGGAGCCTTGATCCTGCACTTCGCAGAAATCTTATCCATCAGCGAATTAGTCACCGCCGCCCTGGAATAGAGCATCGATACTTCCAGCACTTCCGGATCTTCACTTTCAGATGAATCTGCCCTCTGCAGCACATCATCCGCGAACCCCAGTTCCACCGCCTTGTGTGCATCCATCCAGGTCTCCGCATCCATCAGATGTGAGATCTTCGTCCTGCTCATGCCGGTCTTGATCTCATAGGCATTCATGATGGATTCCTTCACCTCAGCCAGCATGTTGATTGCCTTCTGCATTTCCGCCGTATCGCCAAAAGCAATAGTCGCCGGATTATGGATCATCATCATGGACACTGGGCTCATCAGAACCTTCGTCCCTGCCATCGCGATCACGCTTGCCGCCGATGCCGCAATGCCGTCGATCTTCACCGTGACATCGCCCTTATAGTCCATCAGCATGTTGTAGATCTGAGCCGCCGCCACACAGTCGCCACCCGGACTGTTGATCCAGACCGTGATATTCCCCTGTCCTGCATTCAACTCATCTCTAAAAAGAGCCGGCGTGACATCATCGTCAAACCAGCTCTCTTCTGCTATGGTTCCATTCAGGAAAAGCACCCTCTCAGTTACCTCTTCGTTTGAAGCCTGGTCTCTGATTTTCCTGCTTTTCCAGTTCCAAAACTTCTTCATAAGATGTTTATCCTCCTTCCCACCGGCTGCTCTGATTCACCTTCCTGTCCGGGCTCACCGCCTGCACTCTCCGTTTCATCAGCACTGCCGTCTGTCGCAAATATCCCGGCATCCTTCAGCTTCGTCATATTTCCATTGATTAGGTACAGATCGCCGCCTTCCTCCGCCGGTATCCTGTCAAGATTCTCCAGTTCCCTGATATCATTTGCAGACATCCAGCCGTTCTGCCTTGCCGTAGCATAGCCGTTCATCCTGCTCTGGTAGTCACCACGCAGAAGCCCGTCCACATTGAACTTGAAGAAATACTCCCTCTTTTCCTCCTTTGTCAGCAAGGCTCTCACCATTGCCTGCTCCCATCGGCTCACCCAGGGATCCAGCGTATACTTCACAAACTCCAGCGACTGCTGCTCAATGTTATTGAAGCTGCTCTTCTCCAAATCCCCGATCATATGGGGCGGCACACGGAAAATCCTCGCAATCTCATCAATCTGGAACTTCCTTGTTTCCAGAAACTGAGCCTGCTCCGGACTGATGCTGATAGGCGTATACTTCATCCCCTCTTCCAAAACAGCAATCTTGTTTGCATTACCAGAACCGCCGAAGGTCGCCTGCCAGCTCTCACGAACCCTGGAAGGATCCTTGATCGTGCCCGGATGTTCCAGCACCCCGGAAGGAGTCGCGCCGTTCGCAAAGAATTTGCTGCCATATTCCTCCGTAGCGATCGCAAGCCCAATGGCATTCTTCGCCATCGCAATCGGAGAATAACCAACCAGACCGTCAAAGCCCAATCCCGGAATGTGCAGCACATCATGAGGCTGAAGCCTTACGGTTCTTCCAACCCTGTCCGTGCCCCTCCTGCCGTCCACATCGTCCGAATCATAGACCGTGTATTCGTAATAGAGCCTTCCATGCTCATCACGGTCAACCTTCATCCGATCCGGCATCAGCGGATACAAAGCCACGACTTCACCCTTGCCATTACGGATGATCTGCGAATACGCATTTCCCCACAAAAGCAAGTGCGTCATCAGAGTCTCCCGGAAGATGAAGGAAGTCATCTCAGGATTCGGCTCATCATGGAGCAAAAAATAAAGCGGATGATCCACCGCTTTTTCCTTACCGCCATCGTCGGTATATCTGTAAAATTGTAATGGCAGGCTCGCCACCGCCTCCGACAGGATCCTCACGCAGCAGTACACCGCCGTCATCTGCATCGCAGACCGCTCTGTCACATACTTGCCGGATGAACTCGCCCCTAAAAAGAAGCTGTAGCTGCTCCCCGCCGTCCTGTCCGTGGGCTTATCCCTGCTCCGAAATAAACCACTTAATATTCCCATCGCCTGTCCCTCCTTCATGTGCCTGATTCAGGGCTTCCCTGATCACCAGGAAGCCGATCAGCGATATAATCAACATTTCTCTATCCTCAAAAAACCAAGAGACCCCGGCTGTCATAAACAGATTCCGAAGTCTCATTGCCGCATCTGATCGCCCTGTCCAGAGCCATGATCATCGCGATTGCCCCATCAATCTTCTCCGTGGACTTTGCCTTATCTGCTTTGATGTTGCCCGCCGGATCCGTCCGGATGAAAATATTATCCATGTTCCATCTGAGGACCGGATGACCGCCATGGGCTATTCTTTGCTCCAGCACCAGCCGCATCAATTCCTTTGTAGGTGGTGACATCGAAGCAAATCCCTGGCCGAACGGAACGACAGTAAATCCCATGCCTTCCAGATCCTGCGACAACTGCGTTGCTCCCCACCGGTCATAAGCAATCTCCCGGATGTAAAATCTCTCTACAAGCCGCTCGATGAACTTCTCTATATAAGCGTAATGGACCACATTTCCTTCCGTTGTTTCCAGAAAGCCCTTCCGCTCCCAGACATCATAAGGGACATGATCCCGCTTCACCCTTAAATCCAGCGTTTCCTCCGGAACCCAGAAATAAGGAAGCACGATATATTTATCCTCTTCATCCACTGGTGGAAATACCAGAGCAAATGCTGTCAGGTCAGTCGTGCTCGACAAGTCCAGGCCTCCATAACAGACACGCCCTTCCAGCTCATCCACATCCACCGGAAAACTGCAGGCATCCCATTTTTCCATCGGCATCCACCTGACCGCCTGCTTCACCCACTGATTCAATCTCAGCTGCCGGAAGGAGTTTTCTTCTCCCGGATTCTGCTTTGCTGACTCACAGGCCGCCTTTACCTTGTCGATACCCACCGTGATATCCAAAGAAGGATTCGCCTTCTTCCAGACCTTCGGATCCGTCCAGTCGTCCGCTTCATCTGCGCCATAGATCACCGGATAAAATGTGGGATCGATCTTCCGACCCTCCAGGATATCCTTTGCCTTTTGATGCGTTTCATAACAGATGCTGTTCGTATCAGTCCCAGCAGTCGTGATCAGGAAATACAATGGCTGCATTCTGGCATCACCGGAACCCTTCGTCATTACATCAAAAAGTTTTCTGTTCGGCTGTGTATGTAATTCATCGAACACAACCCCGTGTATATTGAAACCATGTTTTGAATATGCTTCCGCAGACAGTACCTGATAAAAGCTATTTGTCGGCTGAAAGATGATACGCTTCTGAGAAGCCAGAATCTTCACCCTCTTATTCAGCGCCGGACACATCCTGACCATATCCGCCGCAACCTCAAAGACGATAGACGCCTGCTGCCGGTCAGCAGCACAGCCATAAACCTCGGCTCTCTCTTCACCATCACCGCAGCAGAGCAGAAGTGCCACCGCCGCAGCAAGCTCGCTCTTCCCCTGCTTCTTCGGAATCTCGATATATGCGGTATTGAACTGCCTGTATCCATTCGGCTTCATTGTCCCGAACACATCCCGGATAATCTGCTCCTGCCAGTCAATCAGTTCAAAAGGCTTCCCAGCCCAGGTTCCCTTCGTATGACACAGACATTCGATAAAGCTGACTGCGAAATCCGCCGCCTCTTTGTCATAGACGGAATCCTTCGCCTTGAACTTTGTAGGCTTATATCTCTTCAGCTTCCGCATCTTCATCCGCATCACTTCCCTTCAGCCACTGCCTGTACACCTGCTCTGAGATCTTCGCCATCATCACGGGCGGCACGCTCATCCCGCAGATGTACTGGACGCTCTGATTCATAAAGTCATAATCCTGCGGAAATGTCTGGCAGTTGATGATGTCCCTGTCCGTCATAAGCAGGCCATCGCACATCCGGTAAAGGCTGCTCCCGGAAACGATCGTCTGGATCGGTTCATCATCTCTGTTAATTGGTGTCGAAAAGCCATTGTTTTTGACTTTCCGAACCCTCTCGTTGATATCCGCAATGCACCGGTCAGATGGAATCCTGTACTTCAGGAGCTTTGCCTGCATGCTGTTCTTATCCATCGCCTTGCCATAAGGCTCCCGGACATCCTTGAACGGGATCGGCTTTGAATTGAAGTTCATGGAAAGCTTCGGATACTTCAGATTTTTCCGATGCGCTATGAAGAACACCCTCTCACGCTTCTGCGGAACTCCCATCCTTGCGGCATTAAACAGAAATATCTGCACCTTATACCCGGCATCATCAAAGCCCTTCACGATCTGGTTGACCCAGCCTTTGGCATTTCCTATGATGATTCCCTTCACGTTCTCCGCTATTACAACCTTCGGCTGTAATCTCTTCGCTATCGCTATGAAATAGAGAAATAAATCATCCAGTCGTTGCTTAGCCTGTCCCTCTCTAAACACCTTTTCCGTATTCCAGCCTTCTTCCCTCACTCCCGCTGTAGAAAATACGGAACAGGGCGGCGAACCATCCAGTATATCCAAATGGAACAATTCCTCCGGTATCTTCTCATCCGGCAGTTTCAGGAAGTCCCTGATATCCATAAGAAAAGAATGTTTCGGATGATTGTTACGCTTATAGACCTTCATCATGTCAGGATCGATATCGCAGTTTCCCACGACATCAAACCCAGCCAGCTTATATCCCATTGAGGAACCTCCGCCGCAGGAGAAACAGGAAAATACGGTATGCCCATGCTTTGGTCTTTTCTCCAAATCAGCAAAGCTCCACTTCCACGGAAACTCAGTTGAACCGGAAACCGCAGTTCGGGCATTCATATTTGAACTCCTCATCCCCAAACACCTCCGCATCAAATTCCGTGGTTCCGGTCAGTTCCCTATCAGAACCGTCGCCGGTGCCATCCACAGGCAGGTCTTCCGCCATACCAAAAAAGTCGAACCCTTCCAGATCAAGTCCTTCCAGTTCGACTTCCAACTTCATCAGATCCCAAGTAGCCTTTTCGCCGGTCTTGTTATCCAGAAACCTGTATTTCTTTTTCTGTTCCTCTGTCAGCCTATCACAGATCAGGCATTCCGCTGACTCTTCGCCCAGAGCCATCAATGCCTTATATCTGGTGTGGCCTGCGATAATCACATAATCCTCATCCACAATAATCGGCGTGATATAGGAACACTGGCGAATGCTCTCCGCAACCGCATTCACCGCGTCATCATTCTTACGCGGATTATTCTCATACGGAGTGATCTCCGATAATTTCAGTCTTTCCAGCTTCATACCTCGAACACCTCCCCGCAGCACGGACAGGTCATCATCTTAGGACCGGTCTCTTCGGATTCATCTGGCAGCGCGATCTCAGGCTGTCCGAAATCATATCCCTGAAAATCCACATCACACAGTTCCGCGCTCAGCTTCTTCTGATCCCAGGAAGCCATCTCAGCCGTCTTGTTGTCATACAGACGGTATTTCTTTTTCTGTTCCTCTGTCAAATCGGATGCGATAACAACCTCGCATTCCTTATAACCCAGCTTCTCCAAGGCTTTATACCTTGCATGCCCTGCCAAGATCACCCCATCCTCATCAATAATGATCGGTGCGATGTAAGAACACTGCTTAATGCTCTCAACAACATCGTCCACCGCCTCATCATTGATACGCGGATTGTTCTCATAAGGCTTCAGTTCTGACAGCTTTTTCTTCACATATTTCATCAAACCCCTCCTATTTCTTCCTTGCCGATAGCAGATGTTCCATCAGGTCATCATGCGGATTCGCCCCTCCGTACTCCACAGAGCAGTTTTCCTTCACGATCTGATAGATCTGGTACCAGCATTGGTTTACCTGCTTCAGATAATTCTGGCTCATCGTCACATACGGAGAAGTGATCGCCGCACCCGTGGTCGGATGCTTCGCCAGAAATCCGTATTCCGATATGCAGGTCTCGCACTGTACCTATCTGGATACCGACATCGCATACTGCTCGATCAGCTGCGTGTTTACCAGCCGGTCACAGCCCCTCTCTTTCAGCCAGAGAAAAGTGCTTTTGAACACATCCGCCGCACAAAGGTCAATGCCGCTCTTCTGGGCGGCCTTTAAGAAGTCTTTCACCGGCGGCACATCCTCGCCATTTATCTCTGCAGGCTCCGGAAGGTCAATGACCGTTGCCGAAAGCCCGCTGTCGATCTTTTCCGTCAGGGCTTTGGACTTCCTGCCAGAACCGACCCTCGCGCCGCCGCGCATCGTCCCGTCTTTGGCCATTTTCCTTCACCTCATTTCCCTGCCGGGGTAATACCCCGTTTGATTTCTCGTTTTTGTGCGTGTGACCCCCGCGCCGTTCCCTGGGAAACATACGCACTGGGATTTTCACTCCCCCTGGCCCCATACTCACAAGTGATGCCCCCAGCGATCACCTCGCTCAGCATGGATGCGTGAGTGACACGACTTGCACAGTGCGATCAGATTGCTCCTGTCATGCGTGCCACCTTCACTCAGCGGCTTCTTATGATGCACCTCTTCTGTAGGAAACATGTCCCCACGCTGAAAGCACAGCTCACAGAATGGATGCTCCTGCACGTACTTATCACGGATCCTTTTCCACGCTCTTCCATACCGCTTCTTTGTCCGGGGATCACGCCCATACTTCTCATAGTTGCTGTTCACCTTGCTCTGGTGTTCCGGGCAGTATCTTCCTTCCGTCAGATTCGGACAGCCCGGATAAGCGCAAGGCTTCTTAGGTTTTCTCGGCATCTGTCCACCTACTTTCCCATAGAAAAAGCCGCCACAGATTTCTCCGCAACGGCTTATTCATCCTTCATTTTTGCCATCTTAACAATAACACAAAGGCATACTGTAATTCTCTGACTTTTACTGTAAAGTTTCAGGAACCTCAATGAAGTCCAGTGCTTTCCGGTGAAGCTTGAAAACATTATCAATGCCATATCCAAGTTCCCCGGCGACCCGCTCCCAACTCATGTAGTTCAGATACCGCAGTTCCAGTATCAGTTGAAGCTCCGGATCCTCCACACGCTTGATACAATCCATGATCTCCTTCTTCAGATCTACCAGTTCCAGCATATCCGCGTGGATCTCCGTCTTGATATCAATGATCTTCACGATGACATCCTCCATTTTGTGGATGTTCCTGTTCGGACTTCCCGGCATATCCGAATATGTCACCGTTGCCTTGGTTGCCAGATCATTCAGCTGCTGTATCTGCTCCAGTTTATTCTCGATCCGCTGATCCACCCGGTATGCCCTCATCAGATAATTCTTGGCCGCTGTCTGCTGTCTGTTCATAAGCTACCTCCAATAGAAATTTTTGTTTCCCTCGGATTGACTCTGATTGACTCTGATTGCCTTATTTCCTCCTGCAGCCTCCGTATCATGTACTCACCATCCACGGATGTAAGGACCTGATACCATCCCGAACGGAAGAACCGCTCTATCTGCAGGGCTTCATCAACCGCATCCCAGTTATTCGGATTGCGCTTGATCCGCTTATGTGCCGCACGGTAATCCTCAGCTGCTTGGATAACGATCGCGTTAGCAAGCCTCTCGTAAGGATCCTCCGGCATTTTTTTCTTAACTGCCATCCATCACCACCTCTGCTTTCACGGCTTCGATCAGCGCCGACTGCGTATGGTCTTTTGCTTCCAACGCCTTCCGGATTCTCTCATCCACGGTACCGTCAGTTACTATATGAATCACCGTCACCGTTCCGGAAATCTGACCCTGACGCCATAATCTGGCTATCGTCTGCTGAACAGTTCCAAGCTCCAAGTAATCCCGAACCATACAATGACATTTCCACCTGATTGCAGGTTCAGGCCGTGACCGGCGGAAGCAGGATGTATCAAACCAACCTGAAGCTCTCCTGTATTCCATTTTTCGATGCTTTTATCAGAGTCCAGCTTCTCAAATACGACCTTCAGCTTATTCAGCCTCTC